AAATCTGTAAATTTGTATTAGTCTTTGTACCCCATGTACCAGCGTTTTCGCCGGTTGCCATAAGTTCTACGCCAAGAGGTGTGTAAGTAGATGCCATTGTTAAAATCTCCTAGTTTGTTAGTTTATATTGTTTATTTAGTTTTATGTCAAACATAATTATGCAGGTGTTTTATCTACATAAGTAGCCCCTGTGTAAGGTGTTTTATCTCCATAATATTTAAGTATTAATTTAGCTTGGTTTACACTTGTTGTAGCAGTCAATCCTAGCCCTGCTAAATCTGCATTAGTTTGCTGGACTGTAGTTAACGTGCCTACGCTACTTGTAGCAGATAATCCAGATAAAACAGCACCGGTAATGTTAGAAACAGTTAATGATCCTAAAGATGAAGTAGCAGATAATCCAGTAGGTTGAATTAAAGGAGCAGACGAAACTGTAACTGTTCCAATTGATGTAGACGCACTTAATCCAGTTAAGCCCATTACGCTAGCAGGAGATAAAGTTCCTACTGTTGACGTTGCAGATAGCGCTGGTAATCCAACTATCTGTGCAGCAGCTGTTACTGTTCCTACGGACGATGTAGCAGATAAACCTGATAAAGTAAACGTAGCATCAGATTTAGTTGTTAATGAACCAATTGTTGACGTAGCACTTAATCCAGTTAGACCCATTGTTTGATCTGCAGGATCAAGAGTTCCAACAGTAGATGTCGCTGATAAACCAGGTAAAGTAAATTGTGCAGCTTCAACAGATCCCCAACCATTAATACCCCAAGATAATGTACCCCATCCTGGTTTTGTTACTACACTTTCACTCGGTAAATTTACAGTCGCTGTTGCAGATAAACCTGTTAATGTAACATTGATACCTGACTGACCCCAGTTTTCCGCACCCCATGTATCACTACCCCAACCAGTTTCATTAAAAGTAATTAAGGACCCAACACTTGAAGTTGCAGATAAACCAGTAAGAGTTACAGAAACATCATCTTGGCTACCCCAAGAATTTTGTCCCCATTGTAAAACACCCCATGTATCAGGGTCTACTGTGTTTGCTTGTCCTCCCATTCCTGAGTGACTAGAACAATAATAATAAAGTTGTGGTGCTGAAGCAGCAACAGTTATTTGAACTTGAGTTGAACTATTTACGGTTACACCCGTAGTGTATTCGGTTCCAGAATTATGTGTGCCATCTGATGTTGTAGAAAATCTAAAGGGATGAGCGGAAGGATAATTAAATATATAAGTGTAACCCTCAGCAAGATTTACAGTATCTTGTTGAACACCATCAATAACATATTTATTGCCATAACCGGTGCTGACTACCGTTACTGTGAATGTTCGGATTGCCGACATAAGGACTTACTCCTTATGCTATCTGTACGATCGCGTTGCCTGCAGTTTGTGCTGGAAACTCTATTGTAAAAGTTCCGCTTGTTACAGTTTTGTCTGAACCAAAGTTCACAACACATACAGCTTTATTGCCATTAGTTGAATTATAAATTAAACAACCTCTTGCTGTAAAAGAAGCAGAAGTCCATGACGTGTTTGCAAATTTAACACACGCCGTGTCACCAGATAAAACTGGAGTTGTGCTTGTTAAATTATTTCCGCCACCAGTGTATCCAGACGAAGTAGTGGTTACTTCATACGTGTTTGTTGGATCTGCTGTTGCATCTGTTGGTGCCGTGTAAACAGTTGTTGCTTTACTCAATGTTGCTGAGTTACTTGAATACAAAGCTAATTTGAATTGGTCTGCTCCACCAGTAAAGTTGTGACCCTCTACTAAAATTTCTTGTTTAAAACTATTACATATAGCCGATGTTATTGTCATAATTTTTCTCCCATTACTGAGGCGGTGACTCGATTGGTATTCTTATTGTTCCATCCGTGTAATCGTCTCGTCTTCGTCTTCCAAGTTGCATACTTGCAAACTTAGCTAGCTCTTGTTTATACTTATTCTCATATAATGTCAACATATCACTTGGACCTTTTAAAAAAGAAAAAGCTTCTACTAAACAAGCATATAAAAGGCCTTGTGGAAAATATTGACTAACATAAGTCGTTGTATTACTGCCTGATAAAGCTTGTGGAAGTTTTGTCCAGGAAATAGTAAATTTATAATTAGCATCTGGAGTAGGGGCCACTAAAATAGCACCTGATGTGGTTGAAGTTATCCCCGTAGCTCCACCAAACATAGCATAGTATTTAGGTAGTCCGGTTACATCTTGTCCAGTTTGACCACCAGAATTACCAGTTAATTCTCCTACGTATTCCTGTATGAATGTTTGATCTCTTCTCTCTAACCACTGACCTTGTACTGTATTTGATGTAGTTGAATTAAAAACTTCTACACCTCTTACAAACAAACATTCTGCAGGAACGTTTACAGAATTTTGGTCAACTGCAAATTGAGAATCAGATCTAACTCTGTCAGAATCCATAGGAATATCATATGCAATTCTATATTCTGAATTCATTATAAACCCATCAATAATACCTTGAGTAAAAACATTAGCGTCTACTTCTGTGTAGTCTCTAATTGCTGTTGTTAATGTTGCGTATGTCCATCCTGCCATAATTAAGCCTTATCATTAATCGGTCCAATTGTACATTGAAAACCGCCTCCAGTTTCAGTGCTTGTTGCATTTGATACAAGTGGCACCGTAATAGAATTATATTGTGTTTCGGTTTCTGGTTGAGCCCCTGTTATAACTGTTGTTCCAATTGCAGTTGCTAAATAAGATCCAAAAACTTTTGCTCCACTACTGTGTGTAGTGGCTGTTGTGTTTTGTAAAGTTTCTCCTTTAAAAGGTGCTGCTGTTCCACGTGTACAGCCTGTTAAATTATTACCAGCTTTTCCTGTGTATTGAATTACTTCATTAAAATATTTTCCGTAATTATCTGTGTCAGGAGTTGTGTCAATTTTTTCTATCATAATAAAACCTGAAGTTGGAAACTCAGTTGCATCTGTTAGAGTAATTGTTGTAACTGAATCACTAATGTTTCCATTTAATGTAGTTGTTAATTCTAGAGTAGAAACAGCGACTCCTCCTACAGGATGTTTTACAGATCTAAATCTAACATAAGAAGTTCCATAACTTATTTGATTAAATGGATAAGACACGCTTAAAGTGCCAGAGGCAGCAGTAGTTGTAAAAGGGTTGTTTGGTAAAATATCTTCTACAGGAAATTCAACTCTTGCAGGTTTTGCATGTTGTAAGGCTTGTGCGTCTGCTGCAACCGGTCTTGGTTGTAATTGTGGTTGTTTAGGTTCAAACTCAGATGTATGCACCCAAGCACCTGTCCATTCCTGCACCATTTCATCATATGGAAATGCTGCACCTGATCTATCAGATATTGCAAGTGCTCTTCTACCTTTTGAAAATCTTGCCATTATTTTTTACTTCCTCTAATTGGTCCTAATCTTTTTAATCTATCTTTTTGTAATGCCTCTGCTCTTCGCATGTAGTTTTTCATTCCTCGTGTTATTTTTCTTTGAGGACCAGGTGCTCCTCTAAATCTTTGTCTAATATCAGGAAGATCATCGTACATTTTAACTTTGTCTTTTTTCATAATCTTAGAGTTATATTTATCGTAAGCTCTCATCATATCTTTTTGATCATCTTTACTTTTACCTTTAGTAATTCTGCCTTTAATAGATTTTAATGTTTTATCTAATTCATCTTTTGCAGGTTTATTTAATCTTTCTAACATTTTTCTGTGTTTTTTATAAACACCTTGAAACCTCATTTCATCTCTTTTATTAAGAGCCTTTAGTTTTGCTTTACCTTTTGCTTTTGATGCTTTTAAAAAAGCTTTTCCAAGTCCTTTAATTGCTGATATTCCCATATTTATATATTTGGATAATAAGTTTTCGGTGTAATATACGTACTCGCCGCTGATCCATCCTCCGCTAATGCTCTTGCTAATTCATCTTCATATATTAATTTACATTCTTGTACTCTTTGTGGTGCAAATTTCATAGCTAAATAATACGCCAATCCTGAAATCATACACGGCACAAATCTATAAGGTGCATCACTTGCATTTGTATAAGCTCCTGCATCTTGAATTCTTTTTACATAATAAACATTTAAAAAATTACTTGCTGCTGTAGCATTTGGTAATGGAAAAATAGTTATAGTAACTTTATCAATAAATCTTTGAACCCAGAATTGTGATG